TTCGTCAATGCCACTAACGCCTAACGCAGCTTGTATTGTTGGCGCAGGTAAAAGGCTAGGACGCAAATAAAGAACATCTTTTACAGGAACAAATGCGGTGTTTTCCCATGCAGTAGGTGTATTTCCTAAAAGGGCATTTAATCGGGTATCTAAAGCGGAACTAATGTCTGCAAATACTGTACTCATGCCGCCACCTTCGCTAATGCTGTATTAAATTTCTGTCCAAACGAAGCAATAGATACGCGAACCATTCCTTCTGGCTTTTGAATATGTGACCACCCTAAATACTCAATTCTTTCTGCATAAGGTAAGTTATTAACAAGATGAATTGGTTGATCTGGCTGATACCCTTCAACTACTGATCTCATTGACGAAATAGTCGCTCCGCTAGAATTAATGGCGGTTAATCTTCCTGATTCTGGCGATCCTAATGAGCATTGCCAGTTACTTTGCAATGAACCTGGGACATAATCTGCTGGTGGATTGCTTTGCCATAGAGACGGATCACCAATAGGTGTTTCATTTATGATTGTAGAAAACAGATCAACAGCAACTTCTTGTATTACATCAGCTACTTTTCTATTTGTATTTTGTGCAAACTTATTAAGATCGGCAGTGAAGGTCATAAAATACATCCGTTCCTGATGGTGATTCAGTAATGACATTCATCACCCGATATTCAACCGAATCAAACGTCAAAGTATCGTTAATAATCGGAGCAGTGACACCAGCTTGCGCCAAAATACGCACATCTTTGTCTTGCACTGTCTCACCAGCCTTTTCAAACGTATTGAATTGCGCTCTAACGCCTTTTAGCGTGTAAGTATTAGTCAGGCCTGTCAGATATTTACCCGTTGTAGGATTGAATCTACGACCTTCATCTCTGGTGATAACCGCATCACGACCAAAGGTTCTTATAAGCCCAGTGGCTGTTTTCTGTAAATTATTGTAATCAAACACGGTAAACTCGATTTGTTCTGTGGGTCAATTTTGCTAGCTTGATATCGACAGCTTTCAGAAAGGTTACTGCCCTAGCAGTCGGGGCGTACTCTACTTCTAAACTGCCTACTTTTTCTTTGCTAGTTTCTCTAGCTTGATTATCAAGTGGATCGACACTATTACCTACGGCAATAGCAGTTTCCATTTGAGCATCTTTTAATAATTGGGGTATGGATTCTGATGATAAGTAGTAATCATTAACCATCACACCGTAACGAGGCCACATAGTAGCTTGCGTCTGGGTCTTTTTTGTTCCTAAGAAGTCTTTGCTCTCGATATAATCCATCGCACGAATAAGAAGTTCAGCCTTTGTACCAGTGACAGTGATACCTCGATCTGCTGCATAGGTTGTAAGTTCAGCTTCACTGACATAAGAGTTAGCAGTGGTAGAGCCTGAACCTGTTTCAACGACGATTGTTGCCATAATAACCTCAATAAAAAGCCCCACCCCCGAAAGGATGAGGCTAATCTTATTTACCCAAGTAGCAATGCAGTATGCTCTGGCTTGATGTTCTTAACACCCCAAGCTAGTGCAACTTCATAACGTACTTTTCTGTAGCCTTGATACATGGCGAATTCCATGCTTAGACCTGAACGCGGATCAGTAATTACGATCACATCCGAAGCCATATCACCTTCTGATGGTCGAGCAGGGGCGCGAGCCGCTAGAACGATTGCAGAACGGTTAAACGCCATGTTACGACTAGAAGCAGCAGTCTTAGAGATTGCTTTAGTAGCCGCAGTCATTGCAACGCGCAACCCAGGAGCAGTAAGAGTAATCGTATCGCCAGCCGCAGGGTTAGCACCAGCAAATACTGCTGAAGCAACAACGTACTTATTCGTGTCACCAGCAAAGGTCAAAACATCGCCAGCAACCGCGTTTCCAGTACCACCAGCAGCCAAAGTTAGTACAGTTGCACCAACAGCATAACCAGCAGCGTTAGTTGTAGCCGCACCAGCAATCGCACCAGCAGCCTGATCAACAATCTGAGCAGACTCACGAATTGGCATTCCGTTAATGTCTAGCAATACACCTTGACGCAAGATAGAGTCACTACCAGCATCAGCAACAGCGGCTTGCTTACCTAACAGATTTACACCAGCAGAAGTATTTATAACTAACTGGTTGTCCTGTAGAGGTGAACCGTTGTCTTTTAGTATCTTTAAGACATTTGACGCATCAGTGTAATCGTTAGCTGTTCCAAAAGGAGCAGTGCCAGCGGTTCCGTGAGCGCGTGAGAAAGTAGACTGCAAACCACATAGATCAGTTTCTACTTCGTTGGTTAATGCACGAATAGCCTGTGCAATCTTGTTAGCACGAACACTGCCGTATCCAGCACCTGTGTTCAGACCTTTCTGATCTTCACCATTGAAACCAAACTCAGCCGCACGCGACTTAGTAATGATAATGTCAGTGAATCCTGAAGTCTGTCCAGTAGGATCGGGGACGACCATTGCAGGGGTTATGTTCGATACATTTCCTGCTGGTTCAACATCAACACGAATAGCTTGTCCAACTTGGACTGTGTTAGCTGATGCGTTCATTGTAGCGGAGGGGATCATTCCAGTTAATTCTCTGGAAACAATGTCCAATGCTTCGTATATTTCTGGTACTAGACCAGTGATTGTGTTCTCTGCCATGATAAATTCCTAATTAATAGAGAGTGCCGCCAGATTTCATAAAACTCATTTGGTCGGCTGGATTAAGTGCTGTAAATTCAGCGCGAGATTTAGTTTTTGCGGCACTGCCACTATTGTTTCCACCAGTGGCACCACCACCAGAGGATTGATTGCCCTTTAATAAAGAGGCAAAACGAGCATCATTCTTAAACTCAGCTTTTAAGTCGTCTAAGGATGAAATTGTTAGGTTTCCACTGCCGTCAGTTACCTTTAAAGCCCCGTCCTGAAACGAAAGGCGGGTATCAATAAAGGTGCTTAGTAGGTCAATGTTGGAACCTTCGGCAAGATCAGCCGCTATCTTCATAGCCGCGTTGCCCTTTTGTTCTTTTTCGATTCTTCCTTGCAACTCACTTAACGAACTCTGTGTGGATTGCAGTTTCTCGGAGGATGATTTGTACAAGGACTCAAAGTCGCCACTTTCTTTAGCCATGCGGTCTTTTTCCGCTACAGCATCAGACTCCGCTTTACGCTTTGCCTCTTTTGCGCTTTTTGTCTCTGTTAACAACTCATCGTTTTTACTTTTGATCGCATCAAATTGGTCGGTCAGTGCCTGATTACTTTCTTGTAAAGTGGCTAACTGATCTTGCAATGCGGATACATCTACTTCTTCACTCATGGGTATTACCTTTTTTGGTCACAAACCAAGCGGCCACAGACCGCCCTATATCGAGAGCGTAACTCTCAAATTTTTAGATATTTGTCGTTGGGAATGACTTAGTTAAAAGTCAAGTAAAAAGACCTGCACGAGACAGGTCATTTTTGGTGTAGTTTTGTGAGGGTTTTTAGCTACGTTAAAAAGGCTTATAATGCTAACGGTTTAGTTAGTTCTGGCCTTAAATGTAAAGATTCACTCGCGCCTTATGAATAGAAACGCTCATACGATCTTTTTGCCTAGTCTTTTATGAGGTCTGATTTTGGCGCGTTATTAGTAAGTGGTTGCATTTTCTTGGTTCTACTGACTAAACCCATAGGCAGAAAGATCACCTAATATTAGATCGGAACTTTTAGCTGAGTTTTGGGCTATTGATTGCCTAACTCTTCTTCTTCGGGGGTTACAGCGGGTATAACAGGCTCTACTTCGACGACTTCAGCATCGTTATCAATTTCTTGGTCGGTGCGTTCATCATCTAAAAGGTTAGAACGCCGTAGTAGGTATCTAAGATCAGTCTTACCGATGACACCTCGATCTTGCAGAACCATTGCCTGTGCCAACATCTGAGGATCAATTGTCGAATCGTAGAACTCTTTGTTGATAGATAGGGTAATCTCACCCTCACCGCCCATAAATTCACCCAGCCATTCAAGGGCTTTAGTAAATCCAGCTTCAACGTTAACAATTAAGGAACCCAGCTTAGAATTCTGACCAGCAAAGCGAATCTTGGCAGCCTCCGCAGTCTCTGCACCCGTCGAGTCTTGTATGATGCGAGTACCAATCTTAACCATTTGTTGTTCTTTTAATTCCATGCCCCTTTCAGGCATTTGGTTAGGCGCTGCTTGCAATAAACTAGCACTAGAATCAATAGGAAGTAATAGACCAGAACGCGATCCAAGTTCGATACCACCTGAGAAATTATCATCGGCCCATGATTGAGTTAGTCCAGCGATAACGGGGGTGGGCTGCCCTACAATAAAGCTCGATTCTTCATAGTCGGCACTGTTTCTATAATGCGCCACATTAACTTCGGCAATATCGTATAGAGGGGCTTTGTCTGAGGTCTCATCGTTATTGATAGAACCAATGAATTCAAAGGGGATTACATCCCAAGTAGAGCCGTTAGACTTACGGGGTATGATGTCATCAGAAACTAGCTTATTGTGTTCATCATATAGACGTTGCGTGTATACACCTTCGTCTAGAAATAAGACACGGTGATACATACAGTGTTCAACATCAAAAGGGTCACTTTCCAAAGGCTCTATGCGCGGCTCTTGCAGCACCACCATTGTTAATTGCTTGACACCATTGACCACTTCACAGCGCCAATTGATAACAGACTCCGCTGGATAGGCTAATAGAGAGGCTTGCAGTCCAGCACTTGAAACTTGCGCCTGTGTCAGACCCTCCTCAGTCTGCGGATAATCTACTAA